GAGACGGTTCCGAATGACTCGCCCGATGCCTTTCTGAACATAAATGTTCATACACGGCTCTTTAGCGATAGTCCGGTCCGTCTTATAACTCTTGGGAACGGTTATAATGCGATTACCAGGGACAACCTGAATAAGGTCCCCCGAAACCTCTCCGAAAGAACGGACACTCTGTTCCCAGAGTGGCTTGAAGCGAATTGCGCTTCTTGCAAGGCTCGCATTCCCTGAAGTGCTCTCCGGTATACCGGAGTATTTATAAGCAGCAAAGGCTTCGGCCCGAGTTAACCTGGTGGTTCCACCAGGCCCGTGCCCAAAGCCCTTAGCACACTCGTCCCATGAAAACTTACCAAGTAGGTCCCTAATACGGGCGTAGACCTTGACCCAGAACGGGTCAGAATTCATACGACCATTTCGGAACGCTTGGTTAGTCTCTCGACAGAGTGTCTCAGCCTCGTGGAATCGCTCCCACGTGCGTCTTTCCTTTTCCGGAGATGGAGTACCATCATCGTACTTCGAAAAGAGTTCTCTTATCAACAAAGAGCCCCGGGCGCTCTCCAGACTTGTTAGGTCCAGAGAAGTTTCCCGTCCCAAAACCCCAGCTGGCACAACGCCAACTAAGGAGGACAGGTCCCCAAGGAATCGTTCATTTGAGAAACTGATATTGCTAGCACCAGCGCCACGTTTACGTGACATGAGATACCTCTTAAGGTAGTGCAGTCAGTCACCGAACAACAACCAATGCTCAATGGGTGAAAGCTTTAAAGGCTCCCACTTGTAGGGCACAAGCTGCCATTCGGTGATCACACGGTCAGGAGAAATCCCCTGATCGCATTCGCCACTTCGAGAGGGATCCAACCTGCGGCCATAGCAATGGCCAGCCAGATCAGGATCCATCGAATAAGCGTCCTCAAGTCCTTCTCTGGCCTCACGGTCAGTAGAAGGGCTCAAGGTTCTGCACGGAAGTCTTCACATTCGCGTTGGCCAACTGATTGGCCACGTACGCGAGAAGATCCTTCCTCTCCTGGAGCAAGCTGTCCGGGGCAAAGTTCAGGATGACCTGAGCACTGCTGAACCGGACGACAGTGTCGACACCACTCACTGTCGCCACAGTGGGCATGTAATGCCCAATGGTGATTTTGTGAGCGGTACGTCCACCGGCAGGCGGCAACACCTCGTGAGAGATGGTGCGGTAACCTGCTGGGATGGACGGGGACCGATCGGCCCACTTCGCCAGACTCCCGTCAGTTGTGACAGGGTCGAAGTTGTGGGAGACCGGAGCGGCTTGACCATCGTTAATGGCCATTGTTGCAATTGCGGGCATGTTATATGCTCCAAAAGTGACAGTTGGTAAGGTTAACGAAATGCTTGAGCAAGCAAACTCATCGCATTCGCAAAATGCGCATAGGAAACCGGGTCTTTGAAACTCGGAAACGATGCTCTAGGCAGAACGGTTGAAGCCGTCCGATCCAGAAAAACATCGGATTTGCTCACCACCCATTTGTTAGTGAAGGAGGTCGCACCCTCAGAATGACTTACGCCATTACCGTAGTGCTTAGCCTTACGTAGCTTTGAAGTCGACACACCCCGGATTTCAACACCCAGGGTAGCATCGATACTTCCTAGCCACGCGCCGATTGGAAGGAACCAATCGACCACAAAAGAGTAGGGAACTAGTTCCCAAGCCACGTTTAGTGGATTGGTAACACCTAGCGCTGCTAACTTATTTAGCGGACCAAGAAATGCGTCGACGCGTACGAACGCGCCGAGTTCATACTTGGACAGAGTGTCGAACCACGACGAGCCAGTTGCACGATTGTGAAACTGACTAATAATGACCGACCTTCCGCTTCCCTTTGCTGTGACTCCCCAGTCATCCGTGTCCCGCTTGCTTAAGGCGTCACACGCTCCGTAAACATCGGAGAGCAGGGGTTTCCATCCGTATTGCAGCTCTAGCCACTTTTGAGGTGCACTAGAACCACGGGGCTCGCCTCTTCTAGAGGAAATTCCTAGCTCGCGCATGGCGTCTCGAACGAGACCTCTGCGTAGAGAGCGATAGGAACGAGCGATACGTTTGGCAGTATCGGCGGCCAGGAGAGTCGTTTGACGACGTTCTCCGAAGGCTGTGCCCAGGTCGACTTTCATATCTTTTAGATTGTTTCGAGCCTGTATAAGAGCGGAGTTAACAAGTGAGTTTAGCTCATCATTAATTTCCGTGATACTCTTAGCACTGAAGTTCGTTACGTAGTCAACGGTCCATACGGATCCGATGGCTCCGGCGACGGCACCCGTGTAACGGACACCGCCAAACTGGTTGAGTATTGAATACTCGCCAGTAGAACCTCGCCGGTTGACACTTGATAATTGGTAGTTGGTTGGAGGGATCCAACCAGACGGCTTCCGCCGCTTCGTTCCTGACCGACCTTCCTCAGTCAACTCGATTGTAACATTTTGTTGCATCGGTGAACCGCTTGGCAAGTCCTGACGGACTTGCGTGGCGATAATCTGAGTGGTCGGCATCGGACGAACAACCTCTTAACAGGGGTAGGGAGTGTCAACAACTACTTTTGAACGGTTTTAACCATTCCTGGATCCGAATGCAAGCCTCACGGCGAGCACCGGTAACCCAGTTGAGCTGGAGAGCTCAAGGTGAAGGACCCCACATACCGTCGTTAGACGGACATGGGGGAGGGC